ATCTCAGCCGAGAGCCGCCCCGCGTCCGAACGTGCGCCGTCGTAGCTCGTAGCCACGTTCGATGCCCGGTCGTAGGTCGCGGTTATCACGTCAGGTCGCCGACTGGGTTGTGAATCAGCTTCCGCAGCTCCGGCGAAATCTCGACAGCGTTGATCCCATCGATGCCGAGCTGCCCGATGCTCTCGCGCTGTTGCAGGATCAGGATCAGCGCCCGAATCTTTTTGATCCGCTCACCATACTCCCGCGTTATCGTCTTCCGCTGCATCTCCAGCGTCGTGATGGCCCGCGCCGCCCGTGCAGAGAAGCGCAGCGCCTCCAGTTCCCTTTGATCTTGGTCGTGTTGTGTCGTCGTCATGTGTTGCTGCATCGCTTTTGACGGATTGCGCTGGGAGTCAATCGCAAAGCCTCAGTCCCGCTCAATCACCGTCAACCCGTTGTTCCGGTGGGTCCGGTAAACCACGCGCCACTCCGGTCTCGCGGCCATCCATTCGCTGATCGCCTCGTTAATGCCGCCGCGCCTACCGTCGTCGCCTACGGTCCCGAACGTCTCGGTGTCGTGGAACGCAATCCAGCGCCGGACCGAATCGCCGTGCAGCTCCAGCTCGCCTTGCACTTGCGAATAGCGGTGCAGCGTGTCCACGAATAGCAAATCGGTCGGCTCAATCGGCGGAATCTCCAGCGTGCTCCCGCAGGTGAAAACCCAGTCGGTCGTCGTGTGCGGCCGCATCGTCGCATAAACGCCGAAGTGGTCGTTGATATCGTAGCTCCGCAGCGTCGCCCGCTTCGTTCTCAGCCCGTGCAAAAACGCGAGCGTGCTGCACCCGGTCCGCACGCCGAATTCGGTCACGTGGATGCATTGCGACGCGAGCATCGAGAGCAGCGGTAGATGCTCGTTGATGTCGCTCGGCATCCGCGTTGCGTGTTCGAGTGCGGTCGTTAGTTGGTCGGTTGTGTTTTTCATGGTTTGAATTGTTCTGGAAGTCGGAAAATCACGGCCGAGCAAAGCTCGTTCAGCCGGCGCAGGATGTCATCGCCCAGACACTCCTCGCCGAACCGTCCGCGCAGCTCCGCGCCCGTGAACCGCGTCGAGAGCACGATGGGCAAGCCGCGGCCGTAGCGCTTGTCCAAGACCTCCCAGAGCAGCGCCGCCATCGCCGGCGTCGATTTCTCTTTCCCGAGGTCATCAATCATCAGCACCGAGCAGCCGCAGAGCCAGTCCACCTGCTCGATGTCGCGTGCGGCCTTGCTCAAGATCCGGCCCAGCTCGACCGCGTTGAGCGTCACCGGTGCCCGGCCCTCGCGCTCCAGTTCACGGGCAAGGGCCCAGTAAGCCGTGGTCTTGCCCGAGCCGCTCGGTCCCTTCATCGCGATGCCTTTGCCGTTGCTCGGCCTCCACGCCTTGACCCGCTCGAACGCCTGCCGGTCCACGTTCGCCGGCAGAGCGCCGAAGATCGCTTCGCGCAACTTCGCCGGGCACGCCTCGTCCCACTTCGGCGTCGCGCTCGTGGCCATTTGCTCGTGCGCCGCGCCGTCGTAGTGAATCCGCACCAGCTCCATGCAGTCGTCGCAGACTGAAACCGGGAGCGTGACCACGGAGCCCATCAGTTCGTGCTGCGTCGGCCTCGCGTCGAGGTGCGCGGCGCAGCCTCGGCAAACGGGTTGACCAAACTCCCACTCGTCGCGGTTGCCGTTGCCCCATGTGTTCGCCAGCCGCGTCTCCCAGCGCGAGCGCTTTTTGAGGTCGAATTCGCACTTAAGCCCGGTCAGCCGTGCGACGTTGCGCGCTTGGATCTCGCCGTAAGGTGTCTCAGAGCGTGTAGCCATGTGCGCGTGCCTCCAGTTCGTAGGTTGAGGTGCCGCCGGGTTTCTTCGGTTGCCCGTTGCTGCGAGGCTCGAAGATGCCTTGCCAGCCGTTCATGATGCTTTGGCGGATTGCTGCGACGGCATCGACCGCGCCCCAGTCCTGCATCTTGCCGAGCTGTGCTTTGATCGTCGTCGGCTTGAGGGTCTGCCCGCGTTCCTTGCGGTAGGCCACCCAGTCTTTCCACGCGTCGGCAAATTCTGGAGTGTTCAAACTCGGAGGCAGTCCGATCTCCTTATCCTTATCCTTATCCTTATCCTTATCCTTAATGGTTTCTAAACCCTTTGGTAAGGGTTTCGAAAGGGTTTCCATAGCCTTATGCAATGGAATCGAAGCCTTGGCCAACGCTTTCAAAACGCCTCGATGCGGTTTCGATAGCGTTTCCGCCTCCACGTAACCGACTTGGAACGCAACGAATTTTGCAACCCACCAGCCCTTGCCGCACGGCTCAATCCGTCCGCCAAAGGTCTTCATGTCGTCCTCGTTGCACGTCTCGCCGATCTGGAACGAGACGAGTCCCCAGTCGATTTCACCCAGCACTCCCGCGCAGTCGCAGTTGTCCAGCAACCATTGCCAGAGCGCCTTGTGCCGCGTTGAGAGCGAGCGAAACCAAGGGTCGGACCATTTGCCGGTCTCGGTAAATCGTTTGCTCATTTGCATTAGGCCCTGAATAGGTCTTTTTGGTTTTCTTTTGCAGCCGCAAAGCGCGTTTCTGCGTGCGTCATGTTGATCTTGGCCTGTTTGAAATACGAATCCTTTAGCTCAATGCCAATCGCCTTGCGGCCCATAGAAACCGGACTGTATGTCTCAGAGCCTACGCCCATAAACGGGGTGAGAACTACCTCGCCCTTGTTGCTGTAAAGCTCAACGATGCGGTCGATGACGTCGAGTTGGAGCGGGTGAACGTGCTTTTCGTCGTCCTCCTCTTTGCTGTCTCGGAACGGGAGCACGTTATCAATCCGAATATCATCCCAAACGCTCGACGCGTAACGCTGCCAGATGTAGTGCGAGAGCTTGTTTGATTTTGGGTCCGTGTGGTCCGCAAAGGTGTTTTTAAGATACTCCCAAAGTTCATCTTTGGTGAAGTTGGATTCGTTCGCGTTGTTGAACGCTTGCAAAATGTTCGGGAGAATCGGCGTGTCGCCAAAATACTCTTTCAGTCCCTCGGGGTGAGTCACTGGAACCGCGTTATCGCCTTTCTTCGTGAAAATCAAAACGTAGTCCGGCATCGCGGTAAAGCATTGGGTCGAGTCTTCGACGATCAGCTTGTGCATGAGGCTTTTCACCATTGTCCGCATCCGAACTTTGAGCGGTTCTTTCCATATCGTGATGCGGTTTCGATATTGGAAACCGTGCTTCTCGTGAAGCCGAATTACCTCGTGTGGGAAGTCCCAGAGCCGGCACGAATTGTCGAAAACGTCGGTGCAGTGAACCGCCGTGATTCGCCCCTTTTTCATGACTCGCGCCATCTCGGAAATCAGGTAGTCGTATTGCTCAATAAACTGCTCCTTGCTTTCGCAGTTCGAGAAATCGCGCTCCGAGCTTGAATAGTTGTAAAGCCCCGCAAACGGCGGCGAGTAAACCGAGAGGTCGATTGATTCGGCTGGAATGGTCGGAAGCACTTCCATGCAATCCGAATTGTAGAGCGAATAGTTTGCGCTGTGTATCTGGTCTTTTGTGTTGTTCATAGAAACGAAGGTTTTTGTGCGGTCTGATTAAATTCTTTTTTGATCTCTTTGAAATTGTTCACTGACGAAACAAGGTTTGAGTATAGCTCAATCGCCTTGGCTGTTTTCTGTTGGAGAGCTTCCATCACGCGCTCTTGGCCTTCCGAGATTACCATTTCGCAGGTGACGTTTTTCTTTTGCCCGAATCGCCAGAAGCGGCGAATCGCTTGGTAATACTGTTCGTAGCTGTAGGTGGGGAAAAAGACCGTGTGGCAGCAATGTTGCCAGTTCAGTCCCATCGAAGTCATCTTGGCCTTAGTGATGAGTCGCTTAATGTCGCCTTGCGCGAATGAAACCAGCGCCTCCTCTTTTGCCTCTAGGCTCATCCCGCCGTGAATCTCAACCGCGTCGGGGTCTAGTTCGCAAAGCAGTTCACTCTCCTCGTTGAGGTTGCACCAATAGACCGAGGTTTTTTTCTTCGCCAAATCTACGGCTATCTCGCACCGATTTTTCACCGTCAATTTTTGCTCCTCGCGAACCTCGGTCAATCGCTTGGCCGGAACTACAAATAGCTGTCCCTGTCCTTCGACGCTCCATTGGTTCTCATTTCTGACCGTGTGCTTAACAACGTCGAGCGATGGAAGTTTATAGCGTTCGTCGCTGAATCCAAGATCGGCAGGACTCTTTACCATGATGGACCACTGATTGACCCATGCGAAAAAGTCCTTCTCGGCGTGCGGCTTGAGGTAGAACTTTTCTCCGATGTTCCGGTCGTTGCTGTCTGCGCTCCCTTGGTTGTTCTTGAAGAACTTGGTCAGCATGTCCATGTAACCCATATATCCCAATGCCTCGGAACTGTTGCCGAGTTCAATAAAATCGTTGGGTGATGGCGTCGCTGTTGCCAGAAAGCGGAAGCGGGTTTTTCTCATGAACGCCACGATTGAATCGCGGGTTGTGCCGTTGAAGTTCTTTAAAATCGAAGACTCGTCCAGCATCACGCAAACGAAGTCTTCCGCCGATAGCAGATGCAGCCGCTCGTAATTACATAGCACGATCTTCTTCGTGTGCTTCCCGTCTTTCGTGTGTTCGATGTCTGTGACTCCGATGCGTTCGGCCTCAATCAAAAATTGAAAGGCAACCGCGAGCGGCGTCAGGATTAAAACTCGCCCGTTAGTTTTGCGGATAATGTTCTCCGCGACTGCGAGCTGAATCATTGTCTTGCCGAGTCCGGTATCCAAAAAGATGCCAACCCTTCCCTTGCGTAAAGCGCGTTCAATAATGTGCGCTTGAAAATCGAAAGCGGTAGGTGGAATCCAGCAAGGCTCAATGCCGCTGTCTCCAATGCTCTGCCTCTTTCGGTCAATAAACTCCGAGTATCGTGTTTTCATAAATCAAAAAACATCCGCCAGCCCACGCGGTAGAAATTGGCGATGAAACACGCCTCGCGCAGACTGACGGATGTAAGTTTTTGGTTCCATTTCATAGGCTTTCTACGGCCTGCTCCTTGTTTACGTTTTGCGCTCGCTGGGTAAAGGCAAATCTACGTCACCGCCTCCGGCTCGAACCGCTTCACGCTCACGTAAACGCCAATCCTCGCGTCCGTAATGGCCCAGTATTTCTCGACCCTCAATCGTGCCACCTGCGAGTCATCCCGCCAAATCCGCCCGCCCCGCGTGATGCGGTCGAGCACGAGTTTGGCGAGATTGTCAGCGTCCGGCTTCGAGACGTGGCGGACCGGCGCGCTCGCCTTCACATGCCCGCCTTTGCCGTAGTGGCTTTTCGGCCTGCGAAAAAAGAACGTGAGAGCGCAATCGAACGCGCCGGTCGGGTCCAGCGTCACCGGGTGCGACCTGAGCTCGCGATCGATGCCGATGTCCACGGCCAGCTTCCACGCGTCGGCCACGTCGCTGTCATACATTCGGGCAACGTGCTTCGCGCCCATGCGCCGGGCGAAGGCTCGCGCCCTTGGTTGGCCTTTGGGGTCGCCGAAGATAAAGACGATCATGCTCGCGCCCCCTTCCGCCGCAGAAGCAGATGGTCCCGCTCTGCCCGCGTGATGCGATGCAAGGTCAGCCCGAGCCGCCGAGCGCGTGCGTGCACGTTGCTCAGCGTCGCGGTGCGGACGAGCTTCACGATCTCGGCCGGCGTTTGCATTTCAAGCAAGCGCCGGTCGATCTCAGAGTTCGTTTTGTTGTGCTGGAATTTTGACCTTACCATATGGTGCCTTTCGTTTTTTGAACCGTCCGAGGTTGTCCCGGCCGGCCTGTGTTTTGCGTTCGTTGGCTAGGTAGTCCGCGATCCATTGCTCGTCGCGCCCGCGCTTCACCCCGGCCCTGTGGCCGAGGAAAAAAGCGAGCATGACGGCGCCGGCAACCGGGAGCACGACTGCGATTAGATCGCTCATATTTCGTGATGGATTGAAAGTCTGGTCACAATCCACTCGACCTCGGTTTCCATTTCGTCGGCGGCGAGCAATGCCTGTTCAAACGTGCAACACTCCTTGACCACGCTGATCGAGTGACCCGGTGCGCCGAGCGTAATGCGCCAGTTGTATTTGAGATCAGATTTCATTTTGCATACCACGCCGGCAGTTTCAACTCGTGGACCGTCGGCTCGATGTTCGGCCAATCGTTCGTTTCTAGACTTCGCTTGAGCCGCACGAGGTCCGCGATGTTCTCGTCTTGGCCTCGAGCAATCGCGTCGTCAGCTAGCTTGTAAACCGCTACGCCGAACGGCTCGACCTTTTCGACGGCCACGTAGAAGATCCGCGACACTGGCCGCTGATAAATCTCGTTGATGAGTGGAAGATAAAATCCGGCCTGCCGGTGGTAGCCGTAGGAAAAGGCCGCTCGTTCGAAGTTTCGGAACGCGTCGCTGTCGAGACTCTCGACGGTCTTGAGGTCCAGCGCGTAGGGTTCGCCGTCGGTGATCTCGCAGCCGAATGAACTGAACCAGTCCGTGCGGCATTGCAGCGCGCCCAGAGCGTTCGGCTGCTCCTTGCGCCACGTCATCTCCGCGTGGCCGTCGTTCAGCAACTGCGAGGCAATCGGGTGCGCCGCCACCGCCTCGCGCATCGCCACGACCTGCGCCATCTCGTCCGCGTCGAGTAGGGTCTTGCCCGCGTGCTGCGCTGCGAACTCGGCGAACTGGATTTTGCCCTCTTTCGTCCTGCGATCGCAGTCCGGTCGGAGAACGTAGCGTGAAGCGAACTCCTTTTCCTCGAGCACCGCGCAATGCACCGCGCTGCCGAGGCGGAACGCGCCGGTCTCCTCCGGCTGCGGCAACGTCTTCGCGACATACTTTTTGTAGTAGAGCGCCGGCCTGCGCCGATAGCACTCAAGCTTGCTGTGACTGATCGCTGGGTTCGCGTGGTATTCTGCGATGGACTCGCTCATGGTTTTGCCTCCCGTGCTTTGAGCATTGCGTCGGCGTAACAGTAGGCGCGTATTGCGGCACACTGATGTAATTGATCAAAACGCTGATCGTAATACTTTGAGTCTGGATTTATTTTATCAACCTCGTGCTCTATGCCGGGAACAACTCCTGCCAACGCCTGCCCCGCGAAGTAGTCGCGCAGGGTCATGCCGCCTTGGTTCAGTGAAATGATTGCGCCGTCTGGGAACTTGTGCATCGGCTGTGCCGGAAACGCCGGTCCTCCGTCGTTGATTGGCGTGCTCATTTGTTTTCCTCCAGCCCGAGCTTCGATTGCAGCGGGTCGATCTCGGTTTCGCTTTCGTCTTTGAACCGGACTGACCAGCCGACCTTGACGCTGACTTTCGGTGCCATTGCGAGCGCGTCCCACTCGACGGCAAACGTGGCTTTGGCTTTAGGCTCGGTCTGATTCTCGTCCTCAATAAACGAGTCCTGCGCGGCCTTGCCGATGGAGTTGAAATGCGTTTCGAGCAGGCTTCGGAATTGTTCCGTCGCCGCGTTGATGATAGCTGCTGATTTGATTTGGTTGTCGTTGTTCATGTGTTCTTGTCCCTGCGTGAATTCCAAAAAAATGCCGCGCCCTTTTCGATGTCGCGACGGCCGATGAATCGCCCGCGACTGTCAACCGCCTCGCCGAGCTTGTTACGGCTGTAAGTCGTTTCGTCGACGGCGCGGTTGCGCTTCGGCTTGGCGATCGTGTTGTGCACGTCTTTGCGACGCGTCGGAATTCCTGCTGTGCGTTGTCGTGGCATTAGTTGTTGATCGCTTCGCTCAGTCCGCCCGCGAGCTTCTCGGCCAGCGGCGTCACGTTTATCTCGCTAGGCAAGTCCCGCGCCTCCTCGGCGGTCCGCAAGCCCTTGAGGATGTCGCCAAATTGGTCGCGGAGCAGGAAACCGCGCGCACGGAACTTGCACATGCGCTTCGGGTAATCGGTCCAAGGTCCGGCTTTACCCCAGAGCTTCGCCGCCTTGGCGTCGCCCACCGTGAACGTCTCCGAGGCTGCATCGAATCCTTTGCGCTGCACGGTCACGGTGAAGCCGTGGCTGTCCTTGCCCGGCTCGCCGACCTCGGTCTCCTTGTAGGAGACGAGCTGACCGCTGGAGCGGACTAGCGCAAGCGCCGCGTCGCCGTAGATCGCCGGCCTGCCGTTGATGACGGCCATGTTCTGGAGCGCGGCCATCGGGGTTAAACCGATTTCCATCCCGAACTGAATCGCAATCATGACTGACTCGGGTTTCTCCATGCCCTTCGGCGCCCAGCCGCTTGCGACTACGGCCCGCGCAAAGCGGAAAGCCTCGTCGATTGATTGGAGCCGCACGCCGTGCGAGCCGAACTGAATCGGTGCCTTGGTCGAAGCGGTCTCAGCGACCGACGTTGATGTGACTGTCGTTGTGTTTTCTGTGTTCATTTTTACGAATCGCTCACTGTTGTATCGTGTGTGTGTTGTTTCGTGTCCCGCCGGTCGTCGTTGGCCGGCGGGTTTCCTTTTGGGAAAGTGTTGCTCGCGTATTTTCGCACCGGCACGAGCGCCGTCGGAGGCTTAGGTTTATGCTCGGAAGCGCCGAGAAATTAAAACGGCACGTTCTCGCCGTCGTCAGTCGCCGCAGGCTGCGAGACCAGCGCCTTCGGAGCTCCGCTCTTGCGTTGGTGCCACAAGGTGCGGCACGCGTCGAGGAGTTGCACGTCGGCCTCGCGCGGCGGGAACGGGGTGCCGTCTTTCCTGAGCTGCGCCGGCCGCTCGGTGCCATACCAGAGAAGCTGCTTGTCCGTGAGCTGCGAAATCGGAACGCCGGTATTTTTGCCGAAGTGAACGAGAACGCTGCCCGCGTCCGCGATCTCAATCGTCGGGAGTGGTAGCGTGTCCGGCGTCGCGGTGGTTGCTGTGGCCGGCGTCAGGCTCAACATTGGCTTTGGCTTTTCAAGAGCGGCGCGGATGGCGCGCAGCTCGGTGAGGATCTCGTGATGTTGTTCGGTGGTCATGGATTGGTTGCCTCGCGCTTCATTGCTAGGTCGATTGCGTCGCGGAGTGGGAAGCACTCGTGGTATGCGAGGTCTAGGGCCTGCGCCGTGAGTGGTGTGCCAATCATCCGCTGTAGAAAGTCGAGGCGTTCGGTGTCGGTCCGTTGTGGTTCGTTGTTCATTTTTTAGAGAGTGCAGCTTTGGCTTTGTTTCGAGCCCAGTTTCCTACGTTTTCGAAGCCCTTTGCGTTAGCGATTTCTTCGAGGGTTTTTCGGAAGCAATCGCTTTCGCGTTCCAGCTTTCTCGAAAGTTTAATACGTGTTTGCTCGACCTCGTAATCATGAGGTCGTGTCTCATACATTTTTCGTTCCGAAGCGTCCGTGCGAGGTGTCGGCGCAAGGGTGTCGGTGTGTTCGTTGTTCATTTTTTCGAAAGTGCTTTGACCCGCACGCCGTAGGATTTGGTTGCCGGCTTGAGGTGCCCGCGAGGACCGCCGTTGAAAACTCTCGCCAAAGTCTCGACGTCTCCCTTGGCAAAAGCATCTGGAGCCCACCTCTTGAAATAGGCGGTCGCGACGCGCTTGCTGTAATCCAGCTCCGCCACTCGCGAGTAGTCGCCGGCCACTCGGCTGTCGGCGTGGTAGGCGCGATGAATCTGGAGCGGTCCCAGCGCAGCCCCGCCGTCGCCTACGATGGGCCCGGTGCGGCCCGAGGTCTCGACGAGGTGCAAGGCGCGCCAGAACGATTCACTGGGAGCGGCGTGCGCGGTGGCGCAGAGCGCGAGGAGGAGAGCGAGGTGTTTCATCGTGCGAGCTTCGAGGCGTTGCGTTTCGCTGCGGCGATCTGTTTTGGCGTGCAGCCCGCACAGATTGATTCGGCGAGAGCGATGGCTTTGTCGGCGCGAGCTTGGTCTGGCGCGAGGAGCGCGAGGATCAGCGCTTGGGTTAGTGCGGTGGTGGAGGTCATTTTGCGGCGACTTGTGCGTTGCGCAGCGAGCGGCGGCGAATGTTCCGGCCCACGTTGGCGCGGAATTGGCGAGCGCGGAAGTCTGAGCCGGTGCGGCACTTCTCGGCGGCAATGCGGGC